CGGCCCCTTAAGGGCCGCTCCGGTGCTTTGCGCCTAACTCTGCCAGAAAGGATTAATCAATTGGTAACTAAGGATGTTCGCAGTCTAAGAACGACTGGGAACACAGACCTTTGGAATCCGGGTCATACGTTGCGGCCCTATTCTATTGAGACTAGGGATGTTGCAACGGGCTCGAATCACCATTGGCCTCCTCCTCGGGGGAGCCTTAGTGATGCAGGTGGGGTATTTGGAAGTACCCATAAGTCATATACGGACGACGGACGAACAGTCCATGTTGTACGCAATGACCCTTACCATTATGAAATTACGGGAAGAATCTTTCCGTATGTCATGACGGCCACCTCATCTTCACCGTACTATCCTGCTACGCCAGCTGGGTCGTCACAGACTCAATTGGATGCTTGGGGCTCTGTCGCTGTTTCACGCGTCATCCCCACAAACCGGGCAGCTGATGTTGCTCAGTTTGTTGGTGAACTCCGTGAAGGAGTTCCCAAAGCTGTAGGGCTCAACTTACTCAAGCACCGTGCTGATATAGTACGGGGCGCAGGTAGTGAATACCTGAATATTGAGTTTGGCTGGAGACCATTAATTTCAGATCTTCAAAAGATGTACCAAGCCAATAAGAAGGCTGATGTACTCCTAGATAATCTGCAAATGATGTCCGGCAAGTTGGTCCGGCGGCGGTACGATGTCGAACCAGCCGTAACTACCGATTCCCTGGAGACAGTCTTAACGACTGCCTATCCCCAGCCTGTAGGTCCTACAGGAGGGAGCGGTCTTTACGGGGTGCCAGGTGTTCTCACCAAAAGAACCCATACTTCCCAAAGGAAGTGGTTCTCCGGTGCGTTCACATACCACGTTGATTTAGCTAACAGTGGTTGGTCCAAAGAATACCAAAGACTGAAATATGTCTACGGACTGGATGTGACTCCAGAGCTTCTTTGGAACCTGACACCTTGGTCATGGCTAGCCGGTTGGGAAACCAATACAGGCGCACTTGTTCATAATCTGAGCAGGTTTGCGCAAGACGGTCTCGTCATGAGGTGGGGCTATGTGATGGAAGAGACTATTGCCTCGACTACATACAGCCTCAGTGGTGGACGCTTCTTTAATGGAGAGTCCACGGACTGTACTCAGACCTTTACGGCGATTCGCCGTTCTAGGTCTAAGGCCACCCCTTTCGGCTTCGGCCTGAACCCTAACAGTTTTACTGATAGGCAATGGTCGATTCTCGCGGCGCTCGGTATGACCCGGGCTCCGAAGACGCTATTCTGAGAAACTCAGATATGCGTTTGCTCAACCATTTGTCCAAGATCTGGACAGATGCCCCCTGTTAGGAAGTGTGCCATGTTCACTGATCCTCAGAGCGTAACAGTTCTCACTGTTGCGCAGACTCTTCCCAGAGTCTCCACCGGAGAGAATTCGGCTACCTACACGGAAGCTGACAACAACTACTCGTTGTCCGTCAGTCACGCGTACGGCAAGCGAACCACCCGCGCTCTGCGCTTCCGCAACCGTAAGGTCGCGGCTGACCCCTTTCTTACCGGGGTTCAGAAGGAGTACACGCAAACGGTCTCTGTGACCGTCAACACCGACCCAGTAGGTTTTACTGTGGCCGAAGTTGTTGGCGATTTGATCGCCATTGCTGACTACCTTAAGGCAAACACCAATGCAATCGCGACTAAGTTCGCGAGCGGCGAAAGCTAAGTCGTCTCTCTTGCGAGAGGCGTCAAAGCTCAAGCAGCCTGCTAGTAAAATAGCAATTGGCATTGTTGTTGCTGTGATCAGTGCATGGCTAAGGAATCTGACACCCCCAAAATAGGAGGACAGATGAAAAGCCTAATGCGCTTCTGGCAGATAATGCTCGCTAATGCGGGCATCAGGTGTGGCGTTTGCACCATCAGAGATTCACAACGAGTCTCTGATCGGTTTGAACACGAGGGGTTGTCGTTTTTGACGATAACCCTACCTAACTTTGCAAAAGATCTCGAAAAAGATCTTGACCAAGGTTATGTGGCTCCCACTTCCTACGCAGGTTTTTCACGTAGGAGAGGTCTCCCCCAATTTCTTGGAGGTTTCCTGGAGCTTGTGTTCGATCGTGAAAATGGATGTTTACGTGACGATGTCAACATAGAGGCGATCATTTGCCTCCGTCAACTTACCATGTTGATGGGGAAGATTGAGGTCGAGTGCACTGAAAAGCGCACAAAGGCCGCGTTCTCTGGTTACGTCACGACTGAAGCCGAGGTAAAACTCAGCGATGCCTGTCGGTCTGAATCTCAAAAAGACGATTTTCGACGTATGGCTGCTGAACTTTTCGGTCCTTTGTTCTCCAGCGTAGAAGAGAAAATCTACTACGGAGAGCTTGTTCCGAAACACGGTCCTGGGGCCACTGCAGATAGACTTCGCGGAAACGCAAAGTTTATGCAAGAAACCTGGACTACTAGGCTCGAGCACGTATTCCCTTACTGGGAATTTGCTCGACTTGGTATTGTAAGATCAGAAAATGATCTCGACAACGTTACCTGGCTTGAGCCCGGAGCAGAAGTCCCCACTAAGGTGACCGCTGTTCCTAAGACACTGAAAACACCGCGACTCATCGCAGAAGAACCTACCTGCATGCAATACATGCAGCAGGGGATATCTCATGAGTTGGTCGTCGGAATCGAGAACCACCAAGTTCTTGGCTCCCTGATCGGCTTCAAAAATCA